TGTCTACCTGCGATTCCCGGAGTAGCAAATGGTGGAGGAGGAGTGCCACCGCCTGTTTGACTTGTTGTGCCTGTGCCTGTACCTGTACCTGTACCTGTGGTAATATCGGTTTGAGTTTGTGCATTATCTACTACTTGCGGAGGCAAAGCACTTGTATTCACATTTGTAGTACCTGCTACCGCACCTGTGGTTTCATCTCCTGTAAGACCTGCTTGGTCAAAAGAACTTATTTGCGTTTCATCTTCAAGATTATCTCCTGAATTAACACCTAATGCCCTACGCAATGTATTGAATAAACTCATACTACTACTTTCTTATCTGATGAAAAATTATACTCCCGGCATAGGGAATGGCAAACTTCCTGTTGTATCCATCATTGAGCCTATTCCTTGGAATTGTTTCATGCCACCTAAATTCAATTCAGGCTGTGTAATACCAGGTATAGCACCAGGAGAACCGCCTTGAGATGCCATTAATCCTCTGTCTGCAACCTGTGAAGCACCGCCATCTGCACTTGGAGTAGCACTCTTTCCTCCACCCATCTTAGCCAATCCTGCCATAATACCCTGCGTTCCTGCTGCTATGTTCTTCTCAGACCTTAAACTCATAGCATCCGCAGCCCTTGTCTGTAAACGCAATCTCCTGTCCGCAACACTCTTAAGTTGTTCGTTGAACATATCACGATAACTCTGCTCCTGTGCCTGTCCCTGTGCAAGTATATCATTCAACGCCTTACTCTGCATTCTTGATACCTGACCAAACTGATTGATGTTTCCACCACGACTTAAAGCACGGATTCCTGCCCCCTGCATTTGTGCTAAATCACGCATCTGATTGCTGATATTCGCACCTGTCATAGCATTATTCGCCCTACGCTGATACTCCTGCATAGCCGTTACTTGTTGAGCATCTTCCTGTGCCGGTTGCATTTTCTTCGCCTTTGCCCGTTGGATATTGCCCAAGATAAGTTGTGTTGCACCAACTGCTGTTGGTAATGCAGCCCCTGACGAATCTTTTGCCATATTAGCTACCATCATCATAGTCATAGGGTCCATAATTTCCTCCTTATTTTATTTGTCCAAAATTACACATTATACCAAAGGTTTCCAATAAATTCCCGAACTGACAATCTTAAAATCACCTGACCCTTGGAATATTATTTCATAAACAATGGAAGTTCCCTGCATACGATTATCATTCCCAACAACCGTTTTTCTGCCTATGTACTGCTCCCAACCTGAACCATAATCACGAAGATTGGCTTGAACCACACTTGTTTGAATATTGCCGGACAAGTATTGTTGCAGATTATCATAGAAATTTATTGTGTCAGGAACTTGATTTGAAACAACCCTTACACCCTGAAATTCTTTTGCAAGTATCTGATTCTTAGCACTTGACTGAATTACCCTTGCTTGAATTGGATTGTCGTTAATTTGGTCTCCTGTGTCTAAGACAAAAGTAACTGCCTCTCCTCCATCTGCCCATCTACCCATTCCGTAAGTCTGATTGTCAAAACTTAGGTATTGGTCATATCTATGTGAGTAAGTTCCGTTCCACGATTTGTTTTTTCTGCTGAAAATAAACAGGTTGTCTATTGGTTCTTCAGCAGCATTACCTGCCTGAATCTGAACCCAATACTCACCATACTTGACATCATAAAGACTTGTAAGCCAAGTTTCATAGCCAAGTGTAGTTTGTTTTAGGAATGGATTGATTCTTGCAAAGTAAGAAAACTCCCTTGCAATATCCGTAAGTTGGTTATCTTCAAGCAAATATGCACTTGTTCTATTGATAAAATACAAGGCATTATTGTACTCTGCCCTTGACCGCCAAGCCTCATCATTCATTCCGATTTCTTTGCTTATCCAATACTGACCACTAATTACATTGTTTTCAGTAGTCAATCCCATAGCAATTTGCTCGGAGGTTGCATCACGAATAAGCACATCCTCTGTAATCAAAAGACAAACACCTCTGTCGGTAACAGCATAAAGGTTATTCCCTTTATTACCACCCAAGGCACTCCAAGCATACTTTATCTCACCTGATTGGTCCTCAATGTCATAAATATTTGCCGGACTAAAAGTTCTTATGCCCGGGCTATCAACCCTTGCAATATCCCTTCTTTCGCTATATGCAACCCTTGAACAAAACTCAGTAAGTTCTCGGTATCCAGTAGTAGGTTTGGTTGTCCAAATAACCACATTTTGGAAGTGCATATAGTCAATATTGTACTGAGGTTGGTATCTATAACCACCATATCTCCAATAAAGCCACTCGCTTGGGTAATCTGACTTGTATGTATCGTAAACAATACCTGAACCACCACAGAAGTTATCGTTTTCAACATCTGTTTTCCACTCATTAGGACGCATAATGTAGTTTGTGGCAGGGAAGAATTTCCCCATTTGGTATTGTGGAGGGTCTAATTTAGCAACCTCGTGGAAGTATGCTACATGAACCCTGCTTTCTACATTGAAAAGTGCAATCATTTGACGCACCCAATCACTTTTTACCTTACTACAATCCTGAATTTTGTTTATTCCACCCTTTGCATCCTGTGTAATAAACATTCTTGGGTTTATTTGAACCTCATAGTAAGGCAACCCAAGATTCATAGGAAGTGGAGAACTTGTGCCTGTATTGTTAGGATTGCCACCGCCATTAGGAACTTGTCTATCAACAAAGCAACCTACATCATCTCCTGTATAAGCATCTCCACCATAAGCACGAATAGGCACTTCATTATCGTACTTAATGTAGATTTTGCTATCGGTTTGTGGGGTAATTGGAGTTGAACCTGCCGTAAACACAATTACAAAAGTCCTTGGAGAGGTAAATAAAACTCTGTAAAAACCTGAAATAGTTACTCCATCTTTGCTACCACCAGGGGTATTTGTTCCTATCGTGTAAGGCAAAGAAGGAATCATTGCATCAATATCCAAGTTTGAAACCCCATCTGCATTCAGCCAATACTGAATAGTTCCATTTGGTAACTCAATTTCAAGTATTGAGTTTATGGTATTTGTATCAATAGTTGCAAGTGTTGTATATGAATTAGGGATATATGGTCTTACATCTTCCCATCTTTCATCCCCTGCAAGTTGGAATGTAGTTGAACCTGCAGAATAAGTACCAATCCAAGACCTTAGTTTTTGATATGCACCCGTATCATAGTATGTAGTAATATCACCTTGTGCTACATTCGCCAAGGTATCAACTATATTAATGTTATACCAAGGTTCGTGAAATGATTTTAAGTCACCACTATCATAAGCATTATCACAAGCATTTAAGCCAACGCTTTGAACACCATAAACATCTATGCTCGTACCAAGCACAAAATACTGATTCCCTCTATCACCTACATACTCAGCACCAACACCGCTTGTATTTGTAGCAGAGTTATTTGCGTTTCTAAACTCGTTAATAACAAAACTCGCTTTATTTGTTGATAGAATCGTAGTCCATCCTGAACCCGGGAAACCTGCATTCCTCCACTTTCCAAACTGAATATATCCACCTGTGCTTGTTGGGTCAGGAGTAAGATTTATTGTAGCATTGTCCTCGTAGAATCTTGGATACAAACACATATCAATAATGTCTTTGCCTCCAAGAAAAGTTCTATTTTCTCCGTGTGGAATTTCAGAAAACAAACCAACAGGAGAAACTAATTGAGCCTCATATTGCCCACCTGCATTAGCACCTATTTGATTGATAATTGCCTGACTTATTAATCCTGCTCTTGAAGTACCCTCAAACCCATAAAACCACAATTTGTTTACAGCCTTATATGCAGGGTCGGTATCACCACCCGGATTCGGATAAAGATAGTAGCCACCTATTCCCTGAAATACAACTCTACCTGCAGGTCTTGTTCTAAGTACCGAAAATGCCTGAATGTTTGTTGGCAATAAACTTGTATCAATACCATTCAATGCCATTCCTAAGGCAAAGTATTCAGGTGCAAACCCAGCAGGATGATAATCACCAAGGTTAGTACAAGTATTCTCAACACGGGTATTTATTACATAGTCATGTCCTGATACATTAGGGTCTGATTCGCCAATGGGAGTAAGAGGTTGATAACCTATATCACTTGCGTCATATGGTTCAGGTGCTATCCCACACCCACCACAATAACTTGGCATATTATTAAATCCAAGTGGAGCATCACATGAATCATCTTTATTACCTTCACACGATATATTCTTAAATGAACAGCAATCATCTTTTGTTATTGCATTCCTAAGAGTATATGTTTCGTGGCAAGGGGCATCGCTATTTGTAGAATAAACAACAGCAGTAGGCAAAGTAGTAGCACCACTTGCAGTATAACTAAAAGTTCCTGTCAATGCACTTGCCTCATCCCTGCGTTCAGGCATTTGGTAATTGGTAAAGTTAGGAACTTTCGTAGCAAAAGTTTTGCCCATTAAGTTATTCCAAAATCCTACCGCAAAACCATACTTCTCCCCACGGAAATAACTCCTGTGATAGGTAGTATTGTAGGCATCATTGTAGCCAACCGTTCCCAATGGAGCCATAACAGGGAACATATTGGGTCTACCATTTGAAACAAACGAGGGTGTAAAGTCCATGGATTCATACTTGATATTCATCAAATACAATCTATTTTCAAAATACCTTATCGTTTTGGCAGCCTTAATCGGTGCAAAAGTAGTTGTGTCCTCTGTATCCGTAATTGGCTCTCCAATCGCACCTATGTCAAGAATATATCTTATTGAGTTCTCCCCATCAACTAATTGCAAAGTACCTATTAATTCCGCACCAGGAGTAAAGCCAACAGGAACGCCTGTGTTGTAACTATACCTCTTAATTTCAATATAGTCAAAGTTCAAGTCATTTTGTGCCCTGAAATTTAATACAATGCCATACTTGCTTTGAGTACTTGGGTCTGCACCATAAGTCTTAATGTACGGATACTGATTACTATCCGCATTTATGTTTACCGGAACAGGTATCGTTGGAGTAACATTTGTCCACGCAGTTCTATCACCATCCTTGGTTACATACCTGAAAGAATATGCGTACATACCAACTTTAAGTCCTCCTGTTCCATAAACGGTTGCACCAGGATAACCAGGATTAGCAGTCAATTCAACAAATGAAAGTATGTGTGGTGGAATCTGTGTATTGATTTCATATCTCCTCCTATCAAACTCATTGAAGTATTTTTCAGTACAATTAGGTGCTGTACTATTATCAATCATATCCTGAACATTCAGGATGATTGGCGGAGTTCTATTGTCGGTAATATAAATCTCTCCACCTAAACAGGTATTATTCCAATGGAACTGAACAGGAAAGTCAATGTCCAAAGGTAGTTGTGGACTTGCTGCACAAATCTGCCCGTTAATTCTTATGAATGGAGCCTCGATTTGGTTCTCATCACACCACAATTCAACTATATTGTCCTTAACATACATAGTACCCAAGCATCTCCACTCTCCATTTGCAAAAGTACCACCATAATAATTTAAGCAACTATTATCCTCACTCACATAAATCTTGTCCTCTCCATCAATTCTCTGCAAAGCCATTTCATCCTCTTTCAATCCAGTAGGACGCATATTCTCTGCATCAATATAAGCACCACTATCACTTTGTCCAAGGAACTGCTCCTCTATGCTGTATTGAGCACCCTTGTTAAATGCCTTAACATCTAACTGTGTATTCTGTTGATTGTGTATTGGTAATGGCATCTGTTAAAACTTTGCGGTTTCGTTCCTTAAATTAAACTCATTTCTCTTCCAAGTTCCCATTCTGACAAGAAATACCTTGGCTCTTGCTAAAGCACCATCTCTTGGCGAATCTAAGTCATTAGTGATTACTTGGTACAATACCCTATACTTCTTATCATCCCGAGCCATAAGTGCCATACAGACCCTCTTAGCGGTCATTAAAGTAATGCACTCACGAACTACTCTTGGTATCTCTAACTTATCACCTATCTCTCCACCCATACTATTGTAAACCAACCTCAAATACCTATACTCCAAACACGGACTACTAAGCATTATCAACCTATTTTCAATATTGGCAAAGTAAGTAGTGTAGCCAAGACCATTAATATCGCTTCCAAATCCATCAGCATTGAAGTAGTAATCCTGTGCCTGATTATCTTTCTTTGCAGCAGTATATCCTGGACCACCTTGGCTATTATTGTAAAGTCTTTTCCAATGAACTACTGCCATTTCTCCACCCGGCTGACAACACACACCATTGTGCATATACATCTCACGGATATTGAAACTATCAGAAGGCATATCCAAAGTGAATCTACCTGGCTTAAGTTCAATGTCAATAGTCTTGATAGTCATAAACGACTGCAAATTCAAGTCCTCAAAAGCCCTTTGAACACTATTCATATAGTACCCACGGCTTAAACCTCTACTCATATCAGCATCGTCAAGCATCATACTCACTTCAGATATAATATCGTCAGCGGTAATAACATCACTCCATTCCATAATTAACTACCTCCCTGTAATTGTTGAGTAACCTGTTGTTGATACAACTGCTCTGCACGGCTTATTCCTCCCTCTGTTGTTGTATCCTGTCCATCATTAATATTATCATCAGCAGTAGATAAAACAAACTTACCAAGGCTTATTACATTATATTTTAATACTTCAATTAAATGTTCAGGCAAGTCCACCACATCATCTAAGCTCTTTACATCGCTTGCAGTTGTATAGGAATAGCAACCAATCCTTAAAGTACTGATATTGCTACACTCCATACCCAATAAATATATCCTAACACCATTACCATCCTCATCCTCCACCAAATAATAGTACGGATTAGCCTCACTTGGCTTCTCATACGGATTGGCATACAGCCTTTGAATACCAAAACCAGGTGTAGTTCTCGTAAAATTCACCTGATTGGGGCCATAACAGCAGTTTGTATCTAAATGATTGTAGGTAATAAACTTAATTCCACCATCTCTTGGTAGGTCAAGTATCCTTGCAGGAAGAATAATGTACTTATTCCCCTTAATTACATTGGGGTTGGTAGAAGAATTACTTACCTGAATAGGAATATTTGAGTAAATACGCAAATAATCTCCACCAATGGAGCCTTGTTCTTTGTATTCTTTGTCTAAGTGCTGAAATTTCAGCCTATTAGCACTAACGCTGACATGGTAAAGTACCTGTGCTATGGTAAGTTCCCCATCATCAAAGTTTTGTTTTAGGGATTGCCAAATATCATAGACAACTTCCCTGTATGTATATCCAGCCATACCCCAAAGTTACGAAAATGTATAGAAAAAAGGACAATAAAAAAAACCCGAGATCATCACTCTCGGGTTTCTGTCAAATGACAACGCAAAAACTTATATTAATTCTTTGGCTGAAGGCTTTGAAAACCACCAACTGCCCTCTTAAAACGAAAAGTAACAGAATCGGTATCGTAATAATATTTGCCTGTAATAGCAGTATCAGAAGTAATTAAATTGGCTTTGGTATAGGCACCGAGATAATTGCCAAGTTGGCTATTAATATCCTGATTGATTATATTACGAGCCTGAACCCAAGTTCTTCCATTAATAGAATCGCTTGATGCACCATACGCCAAAGTCAGTTGCGTAGTACCATTGTTTGAAAAACGCAGGTAGCGAACAGAAGTGATTGTAACAGTGTCCACAGAAGTGCCAATAACAGCCAATGCTTTGACAACATTGTTAGACCGCCTTACAACAATATTCCCATTTGCAAAGGAATAAGTCAGGTTTTGAGCCTTTACGCTTGGCTCACAAGCAACTGCAAAAAGCAGTACAGACAGAAAGAAGAAAAGTTTTTTCATTGTTTGAAGTATAAATTTAGTTTAACTAAATACAAATATACGGAGTTTTATTTACGCTTAGTTTTATTGGCTCTATACTCTGCCATAGCAATTTTTTTTTCAGAACCTTTTTTCCAAGAACCTGCTGCAAGTTTTTCGGCTTTTCGTCTTGAATTAACATTAATAAGTTCATTTCTTTGCTTGGCTTGTTGTGGCGTTTGTTCAATCCAATCCTTTGGACTTCTTGACATTTCCTTTCCAGTTTTTGGTGCTATTGTTGGGAAGACTGCAAAATTGCCTCTTTTTTTAGAAGGGTCACCAACCCAACTCATTTTATGAGATGCTTTTTGACCAGAATCAGTTATCATATACATTTCACTTCCTGATTTTGTCTTTCTCATATTGGCTATTGCTTTCTTTTTAGAGCCAAATGGATTGGTATTATTATTTTTTGCCATAAAATGTTATTGATTATTGGTTAATTTCTATCACCATTTGACCCTCGAACTCCAAAAGGCCGCACTCATTTTGCCCTTTGCAATATTTTTAGCGTGTCTTGCCTTGAAACTTTCACGCCTTTTTCTGTCTGCCGGACTTTCACCTTTTCTCTTAGGACTACCACTTACCCCCTGCTGTCCAAAACGAATAGTTTTAGTTTTATCGCCCTCCTTCGCCACAACAACATGGCTTTTCGTAGGATGGCTTGGAGTTCTTTTCGGCTTATTAAAACCGCTCACCCCAACTCTTTTCAGAATTGCAGAATTGTTTGATTTCATCGCTTTTTACCCTTATGAAGTCCGTGACTTGCAAACTGCTTTCCCATTGCAGTAGCCTGTCTTTTTTTGGCATTGGCACTCGCTAACTTACTCCTGCCTGAAGCAGTAGATTTCAATTTGCTAATAGTGGCACTTGGAGCATAAACTTCCCCTGTTTCCTTAGATGGCTTCCCACTCGGAGTTCTCCACTCCTGCTTTGTCCACCTTGCTAAACTCTTTTGTGTCGCTTTCTTTGCCATATTAACCTTTATATCCTCCCCCCTTAGATTTGTATTGCTTGGCTAACATCTGGGCCTTTCTTGCTGACCACTGCCCCGGATTACCACCCTTGCTTCCTGCCTTTATGCTTTCAAACAAAGATTTACGCATTCCCGGCTTCGTGTAATTACCCGCTTTATTGACGCTTGATTTCTTTGGCATATTATTCAACTGCCCCTAATAGGGTTAAAAGTTCCTGATCCGTTGTACCCCTCAAATTAGTCCCGTTATTCTGCTTGATGGCAATATAATTGAGTGCTTTGCTTGTCAAAACATTCAGCATAATTGCAGGAAATGGAATAACATCTGTCGGAGCAGTAATTTCAGCAGGGGTATGAATGTAGAAAACCGCCACTAATTCATTCGGAATGTATGGAGCAACCTCTATTTCCCGTGGAACACTTAGTTTGTAGCCACCAAAAACCGCTGTATAATCCATATAGGAAGTATAGCAATATTCGGTAACATCATCATTGTAGGCAATATTCCCTGGTGCAAATGGGTTTCCTTTGTTAATAGCATACCTTTCTAAGTTCTCCCTACGGCAACTATGGTTGCTTCTTAAGAAACTAAGTTCAGGTCTGAATGTACTTTGGTGTGGAAGCAAAGTTGTATTGCCTACCGCATTATACATTTGCGTTACAATAGGGGCATTGTATGACTGCTGATTCAAACTTGGCTGAATTTCCAAGTAGTATTGTGCAGGTAGGTTTGGAAGCAAATCTGTGGCATCCTCAACTACTACCCATGGCTTAGGGTAAATTGCAAGGACAGTCCAAATATCCCGATTATTCAGTTCCGCAGGATTGATATTAATTCTGCTGTATTGACTTGTTTGCCAAATTTTACTGAAAGTAAGTTCCCTGAACAACTCCTCGGAAAACTTCTTTTGCCCAATATAAGGACTGATTACAGATACAGACCATTCCAAGGCATAGTTTATTGCAGGTTTGAAATCCCGATTGAAGTTGTAATAATCACTTCCCTCGGCATCCAAAGCCGACTTAATTCTGTCTATGATAGTCTGTACCTGTATCATTCACTTTTAATTGTTATGTCCGTTCAATTACGGCAGGTTTGTTTGTACCCATTTCAAAGATAGCCTTACGCTTACCATCGCTACTTAGAATAGCGTTTTCAGCCATAACCTTATCTTCACTTCTTAGGCGGTCATCTGCCAATATGGAAATCAATTCGTTTCTGTTCTGTTGCATATCCGTACTAACCTGCTTACCATATCCGATAAGGCGTTCAATTACGCTGTCATTACGCAATACATCAACCTCGTTGGCTGCATCTGCCAAGGCTCTTCCACGAATCGTATCTTTCGTAGTTATCTCACTTTTTGCACGGAAGAACTCAATACCCAATTTTGGGTGGTTCAAAAGGTAGTCTAATTCCTTTTGGTTCCGGCAATAGTAAGTGCAAAACGGAATATCGTTGAACTCCCCAAGTTTGTAGTTTGCTACCTTTTCAGCATAGGCAAACTTAAAATGGATTGGTTTTACAGGATATTCTCCGTTTTCATTCTTAGGTTTACTTTCATCACGGAAAGGAGGAATGTGGTAACGACCTGTTTTGTGGTCAAAACTACCAAAGTCCAAGAACTCTCTACGCAAAGAAAAGAATACAACAGGCTCATCTAAATAGTCCTCAACCCGATATTGCAATTCAGGGTTAATGGTTCTATCAGCAACTTCTTTTGCCTTGCTGTGCTGTTCTGCAATTTGTACTACACGAGGACCAATGCTATCTTGGATAGCCCTCAATTGGTCAAGTGAAATTACGACTGGCTTACCATCTTTATCCTGAATAGTAATTTGCCCAGTCAAAGAATTATCGTGAACTTCCTTTTCAGTCAAAGGCAATTCACCTTGCTTATTACCTCCGTTGCTTACGGGGTTTTTGCCTTCATTCGGCTTCTGATTCTGTGACATATCTGTTTTTATTGAAAATTAATAGTTGTATTGGTATTCCGGGGAGGATTTTAATGCCCTCCCCGGGTGTTCACCAATTAAACACGAATTACTGGATTGTAATCAATGCAGAGTACTGTGGTGCTTCGAACTGCAAGCCCAAAGAAGAACTCATTCCAAATTCATAGAAGTTGTTCAAAGTAGGACCGCCATTGTTACGAGGCTCCAAAGTCCAAGCAGAATCGTATCCTAACAGTTTTACTGTTTTGATATTTTCTTTTTGGAGTACGAAAGCGTAGTTCTCCCAAGCAGCAGGGTAAGAAGAACGGTCTTGGAAACGCAAGTTTGGTACAAGTACCGCAGAAGCAGAACCAAGGTCAATCTTATTCAGGTTCAATTTAGCAACCATATCGTTAGGAGTGTAACGAGTAAGGGCAGATTTGAACTGCTTAGAAAGTTGAAGGATACGAGTAGGTGTAGCGAACAAGAATTTCTCCTGACCTAATGGACCACCCATAGTGTTCAATAATGATGCCTCAACAGCGTCACCGAAAGAACTTACCGGAGTAGAAATAGTAGGAGAACCTGCAGCCAACATTTCGTTGAGGATACCACCCATCATCTTAACACGGCTACCATCAGCCAAGAACATCATGCCTTTCTTACCCATCCACAACTGGTTGGACATAGAAACACGGAAGTTCTGCAACATACGGTCACGCTCTTTTGCAAGGAATTGGGGCAGGTAGTTGTTGGATTTGTACTTCAACATCTCAACAAAACCATAACGCATACCGATAGACAACAGGTAAATGTAGTTGTATTTACGCTGTAAGTTCAAACGATAGTAGTTAGTAATGTTGGTAGAAGAATCACCTTCAACCTGAGAAGCAAAAGTCAAAACATCACCAGCACCGATAGCAGGAAGGCTATCATTCTGCATTGGAGTAACGGTAATTACATTACCAACAATGGCTGTAACTGTACCCTGCTTGTTGTTAGGGTAAGTCAATACCATGTTCAAGGTAACATTATCACCTGAAACCAAGGTAACATTCTGTGTGGTTGGCCAAGTAACGGCAACGCTTGATGCATTTACTGGTAAACCATAACGGTCATAAGGAGCCTCGAACCACTCATGTTCATCGGAAGTTTTTTGTTCCGGAGTTTTGTCCATAAGAAGTTTCAAATCATAGAACTGCTGTGGGGCAGAATCAACGATTTTGTTGTAAACAATTCTTTCAAGAATCGCTTGCTCACGACCTGTGAGTTGGCCCCAAAAGGAACCAAGGGGGTTAGCGGAGTTATTATTATACGCCGCATTGGGTGGGGTGTACTGTGTACTTGCCATTTTCTGTGCTAAAAGTTAAATTGTTAATCTCGAAGCCATGCTGGAATGTTTGCCATTTTCGGGTCTTGCAGTTCGTTCCTGCCACCTTTCTCATCGTTAATGGTATCTCTCCCACGGCTTACCACTCCGGCAAGTTGGTCACTAAGCTCCTTGTTCTTCTGTTGCAACTTAGAAAGTTTCTTAGCGAGCCTGTCAATCTCCGTAGGAGCATACTGAATTAACGCAAGTTTCTTAGCAGCGTCTGCCCGATATGTGCCATCCTTATTGAAAAACTCAGAACCTAAACCGCCACCTGTCAATGTTTTTTCGAGTTTTTTTAACTCTTTTTCATCCATGCCAGGGAAGTCGGCTTTGACCTGTTCAAGCGAACTAAGTGCGGAATCCCTAAAGGTTTTCACCTTTTGTTCTTGGACACGCTTTGCCTCAGCAACCTGTCGGTCATTCTGTTGTTTGTCAAGTCGGAAAGCCTTCTCGGCAACCCTCAACAAGCGTTGGACTTCTCGGGAATCGGGGTCATCCTCGTATTCCTCACGGGTCAATTCATCTGGTGCGTAGGCTTCGATTAACGCCCATTTGTCTTGACTTTCCAAGTCCTTATTAAAATCAAGTCTTAAAGCAGGAGCAGTCTTTATTGCGTCTTTCCAATCCTGTCCGTTATTGTAGGCTTCAATAGCCTTAACAATTTCAGGAGGCATTTCAGCAAAGGCTGTTTCTATTTCTTCCTTGAATTTTTCTAACTCTGTGGCTTTTTGTGCATTTGACCTCTGTTTGTTGTACGCCTCAACGAGTTTAGCGTAACCTGCAGGAGTGCTCACATCAAAGCCAAGTTTTTCTTTTACATACTTCTTTGCATCGGATTCATCCTTGAAGTTTACCTTAGAACCTTTCTTTGACTGAAAGATACTTGGTTCATCATCATCTTCCTCTTCCTCTGTTCCTACCTCTGTTTCAGGTTCATCTTTTGCAGGTGGTGTTTCAGGTTCATCCTGATAGTCCTGATTGTCATTGTCAGGAGTGGAAGGTGGTTCGTCTGTTATTGGAGGCTGTGTTTCTGTTGTTGTACCATCTCCAAATATCAAGGCAAATTCCTCGGGGGTCAGGTCATCCGCAAAGGGATTATCCTGCATAGCAGCCCTTACTTGTGCTTCTTGTTCAGGGCTAAAAGTTACTTGTTGTTCTGACATACTTTGTCCATTATTTTAGACAAAGTTATATATAATTTTTTGTTCGTACAAAAAAGTGGACAGGCTATAAAAAACAAATGCCCGGGTTGCTGAAGCCCGGGCACTCTTTCGTTTTGGTAGTCTTAGTACATTCCACCGGACATTTTACCGCCTTTCATGGCTTTTTTTGCCATGCCTACTACTTTTTTCATAGCAGATTTTTTGGCAGGAGCACTTTTCTTAGCAGTCTTTTTACCGCCACCGGTACTCATTTTCATTTTTGAAACGGACATTTTCATATAGATAGAAATTAAAAGTTACATTACTTGGTTTGGAGCACCGCCACCACCACGAGGTTGTTGCCTACTTGCCATTTGTGCCTCGGCTTTCATCATCGTTTCCATCAACTTAGCATCCCTGTTGTCTGCCATATTCTGATTGGCATTCTCCATTTGTGCTAACTGCATCAACTGATTGTCAACCTGCTGTTGCTGTGCCTGTGCATCCATTTGCATTCCCTGTGCTGCCATTGCCTCTTCCTGCTGTCTTGCAATTTCTTGCTTCATTTTCAGGTACCTGCGACTTGCACTATATACCTCTGAAGGAGTACAAAGGTTGAGAATCTTACTAACCGTATTTTCGTCAAGCAACTGCATTTGAAGTAACTGCATCGCAATAACATTACCTTGGTTAATCAACTCTTTCTCAGGTTCGCTACGCTGTAAACTAATACGGAAGTCAGCCAACAAATCTTCACTTGTAAAACTAACTCTTTCAGCACCCTCATCACCTACTGCATTAATCAAAGTATGCGGACTATCAGCATATATCTTTCTTCCACGATTGGCAATACTTTGGTAAATCTGCTTGATACAATCCGCTAAACTGAAATAAAAGTCCTCCTGAATAAGAGTACCCCTGTTAATCATAGCCTGATTATTCCGTACAAGTTCTAAACTACCTGTACCCAACATCTGCTCGTTTACACCTGTAATAGCCAATGCAGCAGTCTTAACCTGACCGATTGCAGCACTTAGGTATTGGAATCCACTTAAACTTGAACCAGGTAAATTAGCAACGGCATTGTTCAAACTGAACTTGCCATTTACAAGTACAGGGTCTCCATTACGGATATTTCTACGAAGTCCTTCTTCACCTTCTTCCTCGTCAATTACACCTCTGTCAATCAAAGTAATTGGAGGAGTAGCACGATTGATTTGGTGTTCCTGTGCTGACCAATAGCGGTTAATCATACGCTGTGGGTCAATCATAGAATCCAAAGGACTTACAACTAATCCATTCCAATACTCAAAGGTTTGAACTGCGTATGGGAATCTCGCACTACTTGGGTCTAAACTCGTTGTTTCCTGATAAGGCATTATGCCACTTTCAAGTACAATCGGAGACATATCTTCTGCATCACCTATTGGTCCTCCGGAAACATCATAAACGAAAACACAATACCTGATTACATCGGCATTGAACTTTCTTTTCTTCTTATTGCCTCTACGCTTTCCTGTACCTTGGCTTAGAATCTTTTTGTACTTCTCGTCTGTGGCTTCAATTAGGTCTTTATCTGTGTATTTGCCACCTTCAAAATTTATTCTGACAAATAACTCATTGCCCATTTCATCGGCAACAACACCATATTCATGTTCTTCAATATCACGCCAAAAAGCGTAATAAGTAGTAACTCGTCCAGTCTTGTCACCATTCCAAATGCCATTGTCAAATTGATCGCCATTGTTTTGATAGTTGGCAATCTTCTCAATAGTTTCACACTCTTCTATCGTTAGGTCAGGATATTTCTCATAAATGTAAGTAGGGTCAAGATATGCCTTATGCCCCATATACATAGAATCGGATAAATCATCCCTTTGGGCACTTATATCCCAAAAGAAATATCTACTATCCAATCCCTCAAATACTTGGTGTCCGAAGTGTTCTTTGTTGAAAACAACACACATTCCTGAAGCACACAACTGCTTGGTCATCCACTTCTTTAACTTCCCGTTTACATCGTTTCTGTCAGCAACAACTTTAATCAGGTTGTTTACATCACGGGTAAGGGAATCAAAGTAATAACCATCAAATAGTCTTTCTGCGTCCTCGGGACCTTCTCCAATAGGGAATTGGTCTTGAAGCATATCCTTGAATATACCGCCCATTTCTTGGGCAATCTGTGAAATAACCATCATTTTGGTCATTTCTTGGTCACGCTTTTGCTGTACGCTTTCGCTTAAAGGTTCTGCCCTGTACTCAAAACTTGTACGAATAGCATTACCCACATATTGACGAAGTACGGGAGCCATGATATTATCCTGCCACCGAATACGCCCATTAGGTTGTCCGCTTTCATCATTCAGGAATGTATCAATATCTTCATCCAACATCCATTGCCATTTCATTTGGTAGTTAGCCAAAAGAAACATCCAATTAGTGTCGGTTTTAACCCTGAAAAAATCCAGCCTCCAATCAAATACTCTGCTTATGATATAGTTCGCCCACGCTAAGTCGTACTCTTCGTTTTTCTTACCATCAATTCCGGTAATCCTGTTTGGTCTTACGCCTATTGTAGAGTAGTTCATCGTTCTTGTTTTTCTCTTTCGTGAGCCATATCCATTAAAGTTCGCCCTTTCATACCCTCAATTTCCACCTTTTTAGTAACTGTACGAACCCCATATCCTTCTTCAACATTTTTAATAATCGTTGGCAGTTCATCGTGTATTTTCACACACATTTCTACATACTTCTTGCGTTCTTCTGTGTCCGTAATTTCGTGCGGACTTCTATCTAAAAACACCATAAAGTCATCAAGAATCTTTTCTGCTGCCAACCTCGCCTTAAACCTCGCATTAGGATTAAACATTTCCATTCTGCGGATAGCGGAATTTACTTCTTCAGGGAACACACCACGCTTGTAGTTAGCATATTCCTCATCAGATACCCCAAGTCTTAGTCTATTGTTTACGCCATCGTATAACGCCCTTTCAGTAGCATTCTTACGCCTTACGCCCTCAGGTATTTCTGTTTTACTATAAGGACTGCAAGGACTTGCGTATAGCCACACAAAATACATTTGCCATGTTTTGAGTGTCTTAAACTCTTCAATGCGATTAAGTTCAGGATATTCTTTCCGTAAATCGGTAAGGATATACCTTTTGTCCTTATTTATGTTCGGGACAAAAAGTACATCCTCACCAAAGTTTACATCAGGTTTTTTGGTCGTAGCCCCCAAACCCCTTTCTTGCGAAGGATTCTCCACTTGTAGAGATTCGGGATGCTTTCCCATTTCTTCCTGTGGAGGCAGTTCAACCATTTTTTATATACCCGATTAATTACGGACGAGCCAAGTAGTCAGCAGTAGTACCAGCACCAGAGAATGTGTTACCCCATGCACCAGCAAACAGAACATCTGCGGTAGAATCAACATATACAACAGCGGTCTTATTGACAACCTCAAAAGTACCTGCTGCATTCTCTACTTTCTCGGTGTATAACACTTCGTAAGTATTGTAAGAAGCGGCAGTCAGGTTAGACAATGGAATACCTGTGTTGGCATTGATGATAGAAGGACTACCTTCTGGCTGAATAAGAGCCTGTGATACAGTCTGAGTAACAGCCAAGTTGATAGTAGCATTGAAGCCATAAACTTGAGTACCTAAGTTACCGAGGTTACCCTGAATAACCAAGTCATTTGCAACATTTGATGCAGTGTAAGTACCCTGAGAATCGGAAGTGATTTGGGCTGCAATAGCAGTTACCAAAGTAGCGATTGAAGGAGCAACTGCACCAGTATTGTAAATAAAGGTACTTGGATTAACACCACTTACAGGGTCAGGATAAATTCTGACAATGTATTGAGTGTTTACAGTTGGAGTTACAACACTTGTGTCAAAACGAATTGCTTGGAATTGACCAGAAGATGGAGTAATAACATCGTTACTTACTACATCAACCCATTTGATACTACCACCCCAAGCAAGGGAGCCAACAGGAGCAGTAACTGTTAAAAGTCCATCATCCAATACGCAGTTTGCTGCAGCTGAAGGATTGGTGTTCAAAACACCTACGAGAGAATAATTTTTTAAAGCCATTTTTTGAAAATAAATAGTTGAACTTATGACAAAGATACAACTGTCTAAATTACTATACAAAAAAATCTTATAGCACCTACTCCTCCAAGTTTCTGTCCCTAACCGCCTTAGACTGACTTAATACCCCAAATTTCTCCTCATCCCTCGGTTTCATATCTTGTAGCCATATTTCCCGAACGCCAAGTCTGTACTCCTTTATCATCCCCTCCAATGCCCTCAACTCCCGTAACAGATGCCTCGCCTCCTTGGGACACCTCGCCTTGGTTTCCACCGCCGTCACCTCCGGAGTTAATTTCGCCAATACCCCCACTAATTCCAAATGAACTGACATCAACTCCCGTAACTTTACTGAGTTGCTGTCCAACTTCCGAATTATTTTGTTCTGTAACTTTCTCTGACCTATCTCTGTCATACCTATATTTCGATTTTATTGCATTATCTGCCTCGGCTTCCTCAACAATTAACTGAACCCGAAGCCTGATTTTCAACATATTACATACCTTCAATATCTCGTAATGACTTAAAGGCTTGGAGTTTACACTCTCCGTTACTAACCACAACCGCAAATCATCATACCTTACCTGTGTCGAAGCCATCAAGCGTAGAGGATTCACTTTGAACTCCTGCATACGCTTGATTATCAACTTCTTTAACTGCGTATTGTGCAGTATTAAATCAATCTTATTGGGGTCGGTCTTACTGTCCTTTAGCAAAACGGTGTTGCATTACATTGAATTTCGCTGTTTCCAATGCACCAATTACCTCAAAAGCACTAATCGTGTTCGGATAATTTGGGTCGGAGCTGTCAATTCTTAACTGCATTCCAATACTGCCATCTTTGTTAATCGTTCTTTCAAACACAAAGAAGTCCACTCTTTCCACGCCCTCAGGCAACTTTAGTTCCTCTGGGAACTGATTTACTGAATTTTCCATATACTTAACTTAAACTTGTTACACGCCTTAAATTACCATAAGCATCTCTGCTAAAAGTAGTCTTTACACTCCTTGGTGCATTCTCATCCGTAAATTGCGGATACCTACTGCTACTCGCATACAACTGAGAAGCCATATAAGCATAAGTCTGACTAAACAAAATATCATCATAGTGCTTTTTTAGATTCTCCGCTTGCCACTTTACTCCGCCATTTGGTGTCGGTTTCTCAACAAAAGTTTTTAACTGCTCAAAGGTTTCCTCAATAAATATGTTATCCGCATAGTTGTTATACAACTCGGTCATTTTATTGATAATCTTACCCTTGGTTGCCGACTTATTGCTAATACCTACTCTTGCCCCATCTATGTGCATCATAGGATTCAACTCCTTGTTGAAAATAACATTCTTGTCAAATCCCTTTCTCTCCCTAAATCCTATATAATCCGCACCAATGTTGTACTCAATTAACTCTGGAACACCCCTCCAATCCTTCTTGTCATAGTACAACCCCATCAATAAACTCTGCTGATAGCATTCCACAAAGTTTGTTACCCTCCAAAACAACTGACAACTAACCGTATTCCATTCAGCATCCCATATAGCACTCGCAAACTTACTATGCCCACTCTCCGTGTTAATAGGGTCAGTCCCCTGAAAATACCTGTACTTCCAATTCTTTTCAGGCTCATGGAACATAATTATTGGTGGATCTTCCTCCTTACTCATAGGCACGAATATCACCCCAACTACTTTGTATGGCCAATCATTAATATCCGTTGTAGGACTATTGGTGTCAAAAACAGGCTCAAACCTACCATAAATCGGTCTTGCACTTTCCTCCAAACTCCATATACGCTTCAGGTGTGCATTACAAGTAGCAATAGGAACTAAGGTGTTTACACTCCTGATGAACATATCGTCAATATGAACAGGATATGCCGCATGAAATTGTGCTATTGTAGCCTCTCGGTCTGCCCCTTGTTTGCTATACGCATTCCTTTTCTCGGTTTCATAGAAATCACCCTGTATTCCTGGCTTACAAAACGCATCCAAAAACACAGGAATAATACCATACTTAAAGTTTCTGTCCCTCCAATTCGTTAGTGCTGCCTTAAACTCGGTTTCAAAACTATCCGTTTTCATTTCACCCCCTGTTCCCCACATAAACAACTGCCTTCTATACTCAATCCTCTTGGTTTCAGGATTAAAAATAAACATCGTGGGTCGGGATTCATTCACCATTTTGGTAAGTACGGGAATGTTTCCAATCTCATCTATAAGTACCAACTGCGGACTACCTGAGTTTACAGCAGTAGCACTTGGGGGAACTACCTCTATCTTACTATTTGCCCCTGCTACCCTACCCTTAACTTCTTTTAAGCCAAACTTCAACTGCCTTTCAGCATCACTAAAACTGCTTGGAACAAGATAGTGTGGAGTTTCACTTATGGGATACTTAATCTTGTCCTCAAATACACTTCGGGTTTTACTATCATCCTCACAAATGTACTTGGTAAACCACTCCCTGCGGTACATAGTCTTGGAAGCAGCACCCATTCCCAAAATACTCGTAATACCCAACTGCCTCATCTTGCCAATAACAACTGACAATCCGCAATCAAGTAAGTACAAAAGTAGTTTCTGTGCCTTGTAGGGTTCTATTCTTCTCCTGCCTCCATCAAAACTACCATCCTTTAACCTGCCATTCTTGTAAACATAGTACAGGCTATTCTCCTCATACCTACGCTTTTCTGACAAACAGAAATCTACCTGCTCGTCAATGGTAAGGGCATTGTTAATGTCATACCCTGCCATGTACCAATCCTCTGCCTGTTGGCAATAGATATTGAATTTAGAATACTCTGTGGCATAACTAAATCCCCTTGGAAACCAACTATCAACCCAACGAATAAATTGTGGGTCAAAGTCAAATTTATCATCATTCCTGTACGGAATCCAATCATCTTTCTTAATTACACCCCCTCGGTAAATAACCTCTACGCTTTCCTGCTCCTGCTTTTTCCTTTCCTCGGTTACAATTACCGTTGGCTCATTCTTGAACTTACCCTTGACAACCTCAACATGGTTATCACTAATCTGTTCAAATAACTGCTTGGTGTGGGTTTTGCCAAACTTCTTTTCTAACTGCTTGGCAATATACTTCTGCCTTTTTTGCCGTTCTTTCTGCTTGCGGTTGTAAAGTATTTCCCCGGGCATATAGTCAGAATTACTAACTACGCCCTGCCTTTCAAGTTCAACAACGAATGCAGTAGGCAATACACTTTCAGCCCCGTGTTCACTTAAAAGTGAATACAAGTCCCCTAAGTTCTCTAATAAAACTTTACCGTATTTGTCGTTCCCTGAAGCCATTTGGACTATTCTGTTTCAAGCCTACCGGAGTTCCGGGCTGAATACAGAAGAGCCATAGTGTGCTTAAAGAGTTCATCAGTTGCCCGAATGTCACTATCAATAGTGTTCTTGCTGTATTTGAAGTTCTCAAGTTCCTTCATCAAAGCAGAAACACCATGGACTATGAAATCAAGGTTCTCCACATCTACGCTGACTTTTAGTTTCCTTCCCGTATTTTCATCTATGCTCACCTCAAAATTTGAAGTGCGGTGCTTTACTTTCACACCTTGGGGTTTTACCTCTGTCATAAAGTTATATTATTACTTCTTGTTCAATACTTTCTCAATCCGCTTGAAAATTACATCTTCAGCAGACTGTCCATTGAGGAGAACACGAACCAAAATACCACCAAAGAACTTAATGTTTCTGGTAATCTTACGGACTTTCTCGTCAATTTCCTTGTCAGACTTAACGGTAATGGTACGAGCAACAATGCGACCATTCACATTAATATGAATTGTAACTGTAATAGGAGTGCTTTCCTTTTCAGTTTCAACAACGGTTTCGATATTTTTAGCCTTTGCCATAACAAACAAATTTTTACCAAAGGTAACTAAAAAAAAATTTTTACCCAAAATGTAACCTTTGTTTGGAATTGTCGTAAGGAGAAAATAACTTTGTTGCGTTGTTACGGTAGTGCGTAAACAATGTGTAACAGAAGAATTTGTCTTTGCTCATAAGACGATTGAATACCCTTGAGGACGCACTACCCCTTGAGGGTTTTTCATTTATGGTAGTTTACAAAATCACAAACACAGTCACAGGAACGGTTTATTTTGGTTCAACACATAGTTTTGGATACAGAATTTTGATTCATAAAGAGGATTTGCATAATAAAAAGCACCACAACTATAAACTTCAAAAGGACTATAATAAGTATGGCAAAGATGCTTTTAAGTATGAAATCATAAAACATTTCTCAACTAAAGATGATGCAGAAAAGTATGAGTATAAACTCATAAACAAGCACGAAAACATTTACAATATTCAAAAAGAATCTTATGCTTTCCCTGACCTTGAAGGTAAAACCAGAATGACAACATCCAAAAATGGATGCACAATAGTTTCAAAAAAGTTCACGCCTTACAAAAAAATTAAGAAGAAAAAGAAGAAGTCAAATGGTAAATCAATTGCTGAAAAGCAAAAAGAACGAGGACTGAAATTCAAAAGAAATGGAAATGAAATATAATTCAGTGTAACTTTAATGTCAATATCACTAACAGCAATAAAATGAAAACACCTGAAAAAAAACACCCCTAAACCTTCCACTTCCCCAAAGGGCAATCCTGATTAACCAACCAACACTTGCCCCTAAGGTTCCCTACCTTCGCTATTAAAAAGCAATCACAAGCCATACACTTGTCCGCCTTACTTACCCTATCAGGATTGTGCTTATTCGTCAATACATTAAGCCTGTGAGGACACTGCCTACATATTTCCTTCCTACGCATATACTCCTCATTACTTACATAGTTCTCCTTCAACATATCCCCTATGCCACTAATGAGGTTCTTTGCCTTGTCCCTGACACTATAATTAATCTGTCCGGCAACTAAGTTCCCCTCTATAATCTTACTCTTTTCTGAACAAGGTCGGCACACAGGCTCTTCTTGGTTGTTACTATTCTCTTCCATAAGGCAAATTTAATACTCATCATTAACTTCATCAAACCCATCTACCTCAATACTCATAATGTCCCCGTACTTTTCAGCCACCCCCGGTAACTCGTAAATCTCCCCAGTCTTAATCATAT